ATGGCGATTTCAGAGGCTTGGCTAAAAGCTCAACTTGGTAAAGACAGAGAAAAAATAGAAGAGTTCGCCGATCGCGATGCTATGAGCGTTCGTATTACTCCGAAAGGTAAAATCGTCTTTCAGCTACGCTACAGGTATAACGGCAAGCAGCATCGACTAGATCTTGGCTCATATCCAAATTTAACATTGAAAAATGCACGCGTAGAATCAGATCGTCTTAGAGCAGAACTTGAAAAAGGGCTTGATCCCAAACAGGTAAGATTGAAAGAGAAGGTGAGCATTAGAGATGCATACACACTAGAGACTTTGTTTTATGAATGGTATGAGAAATTCTGTGTACCCAATAAATCTAGTCATAATGAGATAAAGCGCTCTTTTGAGATATACGTGCTTCCAAATATTGGAAAGCAAAATAGTGATGATATAAGCGCATATCAGTGGCTTTCATTACTGGAGGATGTAGCAAAGAAATCACCTTCTATTTCTGCCCGTCTTTTGATTAATGCAAATCAGTGCCTCAAGTGGGGGCAGAAGCGCGGTTTAATCTCAGCCAATCACCTAATGAATGTTTCAGCCAAGCATGACCTGCGTATTGAAAAAGGCGTAAAAGAACGAGCGCTGAGTGACAAGGAAATCTATTTAACTTGGTATGCCCTAAAGCGAACCAAGATGACTTATAAAAATAAGCTGTTTCTCACACTCTTGATTATCTACGGCTGCCGCGTGGGTGAGCTTAAGCTTGCCAAAAAATCTCATTTTGATTTAAAAGAGATGATATGGACTGTTCCTCCTGAAAATCACAAAACAGGGAAGAAAAGTAAAAAGCCGATTTTAAGACCAATTACGGAAAACATTAAACCCTACTTGCTGGAAGCAATGGAATTCAGCCAAGGTTCGGAGTACTTGTTTACAATTGATGGGACTACAAGGCCGCTAGGTGAGACATCCCATCTCACAATGCCAAACAATATTTTCCAATGGCTTAAGAGGCATAAAGGTGTTGATCTGGAGCATTGGTCTGTACACGATCTTCGTAGAACTATGCGTACCAATATGTCAACGATTGCACAGCCTCACGTATGTGAAATCATGTTGGGGCATGCGCTTCCAAAGATATGGGGTACATACGATAAGCATGATTATCTATCTGAGCAGAAAGAAGCCTACGAGAAGTGGATGGATAGACTGGAATCAATTTGGAAGAATGAAGCGCTAGATAACTAGCGCTTTTTTTTGTAGTGGCCACGATTCATACCAACCCAAAAGTTTGCCAGAATCATAGTTATTTCCTGCGCCTCTGCATTCAGAAAAGGGTTTAGGCATTGGGTTTTCATAAAGCTCACCATTCTGCCAACGGTTTAGAGTTCGTGACGACCTACCAAAAATTTCTTCTAAGTCAGGAGTTTTTAGTACTGGGCGTGAACAAAGCGCCTCTTTAATAGTCATTCCTTCAAACTTATTCATAATACCTCCTTCTTAATATCAATTAACTCAAACGGTAATTTGGTATCCAAGCCCTTGCATTCATCCTTATATCCAAAACTTACAAGGATGTGATAAAGGGCAGAGGCTTGCTCCGCCGTGAATGTTTTGGTTGTGCCTGATTGACCTATAACGAGTGGTGCAAATTCTTCAGCAAGCTCTTGGGCGATAAGTTGGAGGTTAGTCATGGGTTTGCTCCTGTGCTTCGATCAATCCTTTCAATTTCAGCAATTAGTAGGGCTGCAGCTCTAACCAAATCTCTTCTTGGATTCCTAGGCTTCCAAAAATCTAAATCCCAAGGCCACAAATCCGGAACTTCTTCCTCCTGATAAACATCAGGGCCAAAGTTAGAATCAAAAACCCAGCCCCTGCGAACAACATTTTCCGCATAACAAACAGCGGCTCTTAAAAGTTCATTTTGCTTGTACTCGTCATCATTTTCAGTAGAGTAGAATTCTTGATTAATTTGACGTTGGCGCTCATTAATTACATCTTTGATTGCAAACCCTTCAGGAACCGCTTGGGCTTTGGCTGATTGCCATGCCATCCAAGCCATATTTATTGACTCAGTATCTTCCCCAATATCATTTTCATAACACTGAGTTTGTTCATCGAAATAAGTCTGCTCATGATGCTCAAAATCAAAGTTTTCTTCACAAAACTTCTGGAACGCTTCTCTTTCTTTTTGAACTTCCATCACACTCTCCTGAGCAAACATCTGCGCAAAAACCTGACTTATTATTTAAATTGCGCAAATAATTGCTCGAAATATTTATTTATCGCGTTTTAAGTATTGCGAATACCTATTACGCCACCTCATAGAAGCGCTTAGCTTCATCAAAATCAGAAGTAATTAACTCAACACCATCTTTGTAGCAGTGCACGATTTCACCGTACTTAAAAGCTTGTTCAGCCTGCTGCATGTTTTTGCACTGGTACATCGGTTCTTTAAACCAGTCTTCTGTATAAAACATTTGTTTCTGGTGTTCTTCGGTTGTACCTTCCCACTCTTGAACCTGAAAATACTCATCAAATGACTCAATCATGAACTCATTACCTTCAGCTTTAGTCATTGCTCTGTAGCGAGCCAAAGCACGTTCAGCAATTTCTTTTGATGCAGCAGGTGATTGCTCATGAGGACTATCATCTTCAGGACAGATTCCTATGCACCACAATTTATTATTTTCCATCACACCACCTCAATTGCTTTACGTAGGTAAGGATCTAAGTCATCTTGACGTAGCAACCAAGTCACATAACTTGGATCAAGGTCTTTAATGGCAGTACCTTTATGCTTTCCAAAAGTTATGTACTTCGGTATACGGGCAGTTTCTGACATGATAAAAAGTGAATTCATGTCTTTAATTCCAAGCTGCTCTACTAATGTTTTTAGAATTACACCAGTGAAATAGATGTCAGCTTTAGCATTGTGGGCATGCCGAAGGTGTTTTCGTGCAAGCTCCAAATCATCCATAACGTGGTAGTACATAGCGCTTAATGTGTGTGGCAAGTCAGGCCATACCATGCGACATAAAGCCAACGTGCAAATACCTTTGACAGTGAAGTCTGGCTGGCATTTCTGAATAGCTGTAATGTCATAATCAATATTGTGGCCAATCAGGTATTGAACACCTTGAGGCATCTTGAAGGTATCAAAGCTTGGCTTTTCAGCAATATCAGTTTCAAGAATGTGGTGCGTTGCTATAGCACCCAGAGCGATAGGCTCAGGGCATGAGAAGTACTCATCAAAAACTTCCCCTTGGTTGATTACCAACACCCCTTGCTCAAAAGAGCAAGGTGCGTAAGCAATCTCAATTGGGTAACCATTCAGGTCGTGAGTTTCAGTGTCTAAAATCAATGCATTCATAGCCAATTAACCTCAGTACGGAAAATCATCTTGCTGGTTGGCACCTAACACTGGTGGCACATCATCGTAATAACCATCAAACCCGCCTTGGTTGTAACCATTGTTCTGGTTAAAACCCTGGTTAGTTCCACCATAACCACCACCATTATTTTGTTGGTAGCCACCACCATTGTTGTTTTTAGGCTTACGTGTCGTGATAGGGTTAGACATAAGCGAAGCAAGTGATTTTGGTAGTGCTTCAGGTGTAGTTTTACGTTCAATAATTTCCTTGGCCATCAACTCACTTTGAGCGTGAAAGCAAGAGAAGAAATTCATCTGGTGTTTCCATTCACCGTTGTCATTTTGGTAATTTTCTCGCTGAAGCAATAAGCCAATACGCTTACCAGCAACTTCTGGAGCAACTACACAATTTTTAGTAATACGCTCTTTAGCGTCAAAGTCATATTTCTCTAAAGGTGCATTTGTTGGTGTTAGACCACGAGCACCAACACAAGCAAGCAGTGCATTAATTTTGTGAACTCCACCCAATGGAGTACCGTCTTTTTTCTCGGTCCAAATAGAAAATGAAGCAGATTCTTTATTGTCTGTTTCAAATTCAATTTCAAAACCAGTTGTACCTGATTTCGCTGTGATAAATTCCATATGCTTAATCACACCAACATATTTACCAGCTTCTTCAATACGTAGACTACTGTCTGCTTGCTTTGCTGAGTCAGGGTTAAAGCCAAATTGTTTGTATTGCTGATTCATGAAAATTACTCCAAGTTTAAATTTAGGTTATTAAGCAGATTGGTCTTGTGTTTGAATTTGAGGGTTCGGGATGCCATAGAATTCGCAAATCGCCACATCCACATGGTTTAAATCGTTTTCAATATGGTCAGTTTCAAACAAGCCATCAGGGGACTTAACAGTCGAATTGCCATTGTTTTTAGTCTGGAATACGTATTGACCATTAATCACCGCAGTCTGAAGGCAAGTGGTTACCATACCCTCAAGAGTGATTTTCTCGTCTAGCATCTTCCCAATAGTTTTGATCTTGGTTTTACCTTGAGCGTCTTCTTCGGTATGACTTAAAAGGTATACGCGCTTATGGTCATGGGCATTAATTGCTGCGTTGAACACATCCCATGCATTGCGGCCGATCTCGGTGAACTTATCAAAGCTCTTTTCAGAACTGCGACGCATGAACTCATTCGCCATAACATACTGAAAGTCATCAATAATAATGATTGGACGCTTAGATCCATTAATTACATTAATGATGAATTGAGGGTTATCAGAGACCAAAATCGAACCCTGTTTATTTTCGGGTGTGATGTATTTCCAATTAGGTGAACGAAACGGTAAAGGCTTTTTGATTACTTGAATTAACAGCACATTTCGCGGGTCCAAGTTTCTTAAGCTTGTAGATTTACCAGTACCAGACTGACCAAGGATTAAAGTTGCAATACTCATTATTCATTACTCACTATTCATTATTTAAAGGGGAGGATTGGTTGCTATCGAGCACCAACCCAACCTGCGCGTCGCTTGTACTCACGCCGTTCACGAAGTGGAATATGTGTACGTTGTAGGGCGATTGCTAAGTTCTTCTTACGTTGGAATGTGCGTTCACGTTCAAAGTTTTCACGGATCCAAGACTTGGCTGCATGCACCTCAAGCGTAATTAGCTGTTCGGTACCATCCTTATTCACTACATAAATATGGCGACCTTTTTCAAAGTAGGTTGAATGGCCTAGACGCATACGAATGTTGCCTTCGTCATCTTGGTTGATGAACTCAGAAAACTTTTGAGTAGAAGTAGTCATTAGCCTGCCTCCACTAAACGATGCTTTTCGATATAACCCTTAATAAGAGCATTGAAGTTCTGATGGTCGATGTGGTTTGTGAAGTCGTTGTATGGATTGCCCAAGGCATCTGAAACGGTTACTTCATCAAGGCTGGTTACGTCTACAGCGGTGAATTCACTACCTGGTACGCCGTAGCTGTCTTCAAATGCTTCAACTTCAAAACGTGCAGTAACGCGGAAACCATCTAAACGAATAATCGCTTCGCCGTGGTTATCACCAGTCATGCGTAATGCAAGGAGTTGATATTCGGATGGGGCTACGTTGGCAACTATAGGTTGTGCAGCCTGTGGTGCAGTTTTAAACCCACAGCTAAGCACACCTATTGTTACAGCAGCTACACCAAGTGATATCTTGATGGTATTGAAAGGGGTTAAGGTTTTGTTCATAATTGATCTCGCAGTTTCTGTAAAAGCACTCAAAGGGTTCGAAGTCTTGAGTGCTTTTTTAATGTCTGTGAGATAAATATAACTATAGTTATTTTTATAGTCAATAGAAAAGCAAATAAAATATATCTAAAGTTATATAAAATTATAGTTGTAAGAATTTTTATGTTTTAATAGACAAAAGAAAACCCACCGCTGGGGTGGGTTGGATGGAGTCTTTACTATGAAGAAGAATAAATTCCGAGCTGAATTATATAAAACCTATATTGCATCAGGTCTCCAAGATCCTGTTCTAATACAAGAATATATAGAAATTGCTGAATCCTTTGTGTTTTACCAAAAAAAACTTACAAAAAAAGCTTATGATGAGTTGGTTGAAAAACTGTCAAAAATTAATGATTAACTGTCAGTGGAAATTATTTTCAAGCACTCATCATAAACCTCTTTCCAGTACTCAATTTCACCAGAACGTGAGTTATTCCTCATATTATTAGTAGGATGGGACAGTCGTGTTTGTATAATTTTATCAGCCATTTCTATAGCTAAGCGCTTTTCTTCGATTGTAGCCATATTCCTCTCCACCCGATCTGTTCTTAAGGACTGCGTCGGGTTCGCAGTAAAAGGTATTTTTATGCAATTAGAAACACTTGTTTTAATAGAAAACCGTCTTCACCAAAACTCTACCCAGATTTATTTGGAGCATATCAAGGTAGATGTGCTTGAATTCTTTGTGCCAGTGGGTGACTTCCAGAAACCAATTGGTTATTTAAAGTTTAAGAATGCTGCTAAAAAACACTGCTTTGAATTAAGTTCATTAGAGAGCCTAGACTATCCCAACCCATATCCACAATTTTCGTTGACAGGTGTTTTATATTCTCGGCAGGCAGCTCTTGAAGCACACTCTGTAATTTCTGCTTATCAGCAGGAGATAGATCAGATTGATCCACCTTTAACTGTAGAATAGTGCGTATGGTGTCTGCCTCAAATCGAACTGTTACTACACCAAGAATCGCAGACAAACCACCATCATCTTGTAGGAAATCCAAACCCTTTTCTGTGATGATTGGAGACATAATTAAAACATGCCCACCACTATCACCAGTCATGTTGGGTTTGGCTACTGTAGAATTCTCAGCCAGTAAGCCATGCCCCATAAGGTAGTGAAGATTGATAGCGGCCTTTAAATACTCTTCACTATCCACATTCCTTTCATAATCATCCCACTCAAATGGGTAGCATTCGGCAATTTTAGTTAGTAGATCTAGTTGTAATTTACGATCTAAACCCATATTTTTTAATCCCTTAAGGTGTGTTGGGTTCGCAGTTTAAAAAATCATAGAAACCCAGCAAAGGGTAACTGCAACAAAGAGTAAGCCTAGTTTTATATAGTCAAATTTGTTCATCTTAGATTCTTCTTATGAACCCCAAGTCATGCTTGAGGTTTAGAATATTTTCTTAAAAAGTCATCTATCCACCCCTGTGCCACTTCAATATTGGTTATGTCAGCCAGCTTCAGATTAGTGCCTTCCTCTTCATTAAAGCCCTCAATAATCGCCTCAAAGATGTTTACTTCACCAATGACCTCGTGTGCTATTTCCTCAGGGTCGTAGCTTTGTTTAGCTTTTTTAAGCGAGGCTATTTGTTTATCAATTCCTGCGCCAATTTTTTCTAATGCCAATTTGAATTCTTGACGATTAATTGTTAGCGCAGTTTTGGATTTATTAAGTGTTGCTATCATTATGCTTTCCTCTTTTAGAATTATCATTGCCTGGGAAAGCGGTCTTACACTAGCCTAGCCCTAGCGTCTAACTCGCTTTACAACCTGTTTCCACCAGTACTGCCCTAATATAGTTATACCTTCTGATTCTATTTTGCTAGGGGAGTAGTATTCATCAGGAAATTGATTTTTATCAGGGTTTGCTGAGACAGCCTTAAAGCCACCCTTACCTTCATCACTCCAATTAAACAAGTATTTAATTTTTGTATCATCCCCAACCTGAAAAGCATAAATTTCCCCGTCGTAAATGGTTCTAGCAGACATATCAATTGATATGGCCTGTCCATCTTTTAATTTAGGAAACATACTCTCTCCGCGGACATGGATTACCTTGGTTGCGGATGGTTGAACATTACATTCTTTAATTAGATCAACAGGGAAAAGCATCTTATTGTTGCTTGGCTTTTCTAAATTTAAGTAGCCATTGCCAGCACTCACAAATACATCATCATAATAATCAATAGCTACGTATCCATCTGGAACGGGATCGCCAGATTGATAGATACTAACCTCCATCGCAGATATATCGGCATTGCTTTTTTCTGGAGTTGATTCACTACCAGTTGTTAACCATAGAGGGTCAACATTTAAAAAATTAGCAATCAGTGGAAGGAAAGATGATTTCAGATTTCGACCAGATTCTAAGGCCTGATATGCAGGCTGAGACATTTTCACAGCTTCCGCTACTTCTGCTTGGGTTTTCCCCGCACGCTTTCTTGACTGTTTAAGCCTGTCTTTTAATTCCATCTTTCAGAACCTCAAAATCTTAATAACAAATATATAACCTTGGTTATATGAGTTCAAATAGTTATAGTTATTGACTAAAAATAACTATAGTTATAATATTGGTTATATCTAGTGAGGATATAACTATGAGTAACAACACAAATAATATTTTCCAGTTGCTCGTAACCCATTTTGGTGGGCAGGAAAATACAGCAAAAGCCCTTGGGGTCAAACAACCAGCAGTGTCTGGCTGGGTGCGAGGCTCAAAAAGAATGTCTGAGATCGTTGCGATGAGAGCCCAGGCGGCGACAGATGGAAAATTCAAAGCGGTTGAGTTATGTCCATCTCTTAATGATTTCAAGCAATTGGCAATATAACCAATTATCACTTTGTCAAACCTTCAAAGAAACGTGAAACAAATAAAGGATTTCACAAATGCAAGAAATAACACTAAGCCGTGAAGCTCAAACGGCAATTTTTAAAATGATTAACCAGACAAAGGGAATTTCACCAAAGGAAATTGCTCAGGTCACTGGTGATTCGCATAACACGATTTGCAACTACGGCAACGTAGGGATGCCGAACCATTTACCGAGCTTAAAGAAGCTTGAAACCATCATGTTGTATACGCAGAACCCTGAAATCTTAAAGGTGTGGGCGCATCAGATGGGATATGCATTAGTGCCAGTGGATTGCGACTCAAGCAAACATCATGAGTTATCAATCTTTGAAGCAATGATGCAGCACAACATTAAAAGCGGAAAGGCAAACCGAGTTGTGTATGAAGCTTACGAGGATGGGGTAATTACACCAGCGGAATATGAAGAGATCCACCAAATTACCCAGGGGTTAATCGAGTTGATTACCGCGGTTGATCAGGCAGCACTTAAGCAAATGCAGAAGTACACAGCAAATGCTCAAAAAGAAAAAGCCTGATCTTGGGGGATCAGGCTTTTCAAATATTCAATTCAGAGGGTAAATCTTAATGAATAACTCAAATTTAGCACAAGTATTAATCAAAAAAAAGCCTGAGGCTCGACTCTCAGACTTTCTAGTTCAAAAACATTCTAGTGGAATTGAACATGTATCTGAATCTAGCACACCAAACAGGCAAAAAAAAGCCCGAGAGTTGAGATCGGGCTTTAGTATTCAATTCAGAGGGTACACTTTCATGAACGACGCAAATTTACCACAACAAGTCATTGAAGACAATATAGATTTTTTAATCGGGGATGCTGTTGTGCTTAATGTAGTTATAGGCAACTTTGATGAAATTTATAACGTCATGGAAGTCTATGAAAATACCGTCGATGTGTATATCGGTATTGGCATTTTAACCCTAAACAAAAAGCTTGTTCGTAGTGCTTCAACTATTGAGCTCAATGCAAAACGCCGTCTCACTCTAGCTGAACAAGCCTTAGCGGAGGTTCCATGATTACCAACAAGGCCATTCAAAAGAAGCCTGAGCATAAGCAAGTGATGCAGCTTCAATCATGGTACGAGCCAGCACTCCGCACATTAGATGGATTGCTGGAGATCCGTAGGGCAAATCTTCGCAAGATCAAGGGTGATGAAAAGAATGCTGCAATCACCCGAGACGAGTTTATGGAAATGCTGATCAATGAACATCGTATTTCAGCTTGGTATGCAGGTGAAATCATTTCTAGCCTGCATCGAGCAGGACAGATTTTTATGTTTGGCCGCTTTATTAAAAATATCGAAAAAGGGGATGCTGCATGAGTTTATTCAGCACTGGCCATGATGTCGTGGATCAGGTTGGTAGTGTTCACCTTGAGGGTAACATCTTACCAACCAGTTGGTTTAGTACCTTCGTTTTAGAGAGTGGAAAACCCGATTTAAACGCTATCGTTGTGCTTTCAGAAATCGTTTATTGGCATCGACCTACAGTGGTGCGTGATGAATATTCTGGCCAAGTTGTGCGCATTAAAAAGAAGTTTAAATCTGATCTTTTGCAGCGTTCTTACCAGAGTTTTTCTGATCAATATGGCTTCTCAAAACAGCAAGTCAAAGAGGCATTTGATCGTCTCGAGAAATGTGGGGTGCTAAAACGTCACTTCCGAACAATTGAAGCTAACAGTCAGAAATACAACAATGTTTTGTTTATTGAGCTCATTACACCTGTGCTTTTTGAAATGACCACCCTCCCACTTTCAAAAGAGGGAGGCTCCCCATTTGAAAAGGTAGACCCTCCCCATTTCAAAAAGGGGACAAATACAGAGACTACTACAGAGATTACTACAGATATAAACACACAACAGGAATTGCCTGAAAATTCAGCTCAGGATGATTCATGGAAACCTGATCAAAATTTCCTAAGCACAATTTTGCTTCAAACGAAATTCAGCCATCGCGTAAATGAAATTTTAACCATGCCTGATTTCCAGTTTCACTTGGGTAGTTTCAATGCGCACTGGGAAAACAAAATCTATCTCACCGAAAACCAAAAAACGAGAAAGTTCGCAGCTTGGTTGGTGCAGGAATTTGAGAAGCAAGTAACCAAGACAGAGCGTGAAGGAAGAAAACCAACACGCAAAAAATCTTCTGAAAAACCAAATAACCGCAACGTGAATGATCCTTGGGGTGAAGTTCAGAACTATGAACCAGCAACAGGTGATGTGGATACAAGGGGGCTCCTATGAACGCAATCGCACCGCTTAGTTTTGATATTCAGAAATCAACAGAATTTTGCCAGTTGCACCAGGCACAAATGGTTTCTTTCCGTGGTAAATCGTTCTGCAAGCAATGCTCAACGGAAGCGCTTAACAAAGCTCAAGCAGAACACCACAACGCCGTGAATGCCATGGTACGTGAAAAGCACTTCCAAGGCGCAAAACTTCCAACCCGTCATGCGAACAGTGGGTTCAAAGAATACTTGGTAGCGAATAGCGGTCAGCAAAATGCAAAAACTCAATGCGTCACATTTGTGAAAGATTTCACGAAGGGGATCAAGCGCAACTTAATCATGATTGGTCGCACCGGTACTGGGAAAACACACTTAGCTTGCGCCGTAGCTCGAAACATTCTCGAGACCCAAAAATATGCCCGCTATGTGACCTCTGAAGACATGGCCAATGAAATAGCGAATGCATGGACCAAGGCTGATGACAGTGAGGTAAACGCTGTTCATCGCTTCACTGAATACGATCTATTGATTCTTGATGAATATGGATTGCATGACCGCCATGAAAACCGTCTCCAGCTGGTGCACAAAGTTCTTTACTCACGTTATGACGCTGGCAAGCCAACCATGTTGATTTCAAACATGACAGCACATGAATTGGAACAAGACCTTGGTGATCGTCTCTGGTCTCGTTTTCAGCATGATGGGTTGGATGTGGTTGAGTGCAATTGGGCAGATGAACGTGTTGGGGGTAAAGCATGAAGCGTCTAAGTACTTCAGTGAATCAGATTGCAATATTTGAACGTGTGATCCATGCGCTCAAGGCAATTGAAACTACCCCGATAGCAACTGTATCTGAGCTTCGCAAAACAGCATTAAGTGATCTCAGTTTAAGAACAGCACAGCGATACCTGAAGGGTTTAGAGCAAGCCGGGTATATCAAACGAAAAGATTCAGGTTTTACAGATGAATCACGATTCTTTTTAACGGATAAGGCAAAGCAGTTGTTTGAGGTGAAGGGATGAGCCGCATTCCATGTGAAGCCGACCTTATGAGTGCTGATGACAACACTTATGGAAATGCATTGGCACGTTGTAAAAGTGCTGCACAGGATTGCCCAGAGCTTGGCTTTTGTCGCTATGACGGTGAGTGCTTCAACAAGCTTACACATGAAGAGGCTGTTGAGCGTTTAGAAGTGCTTGAAAAGGAACTAGCTGAATATAAGACGAAATGCGCAAAACTGAATGCAAGGCATCTTCACTTAATTGCCAGCCTAAAAGCTTCCCTTGGTAGTGCAATAAAAGATGGGTCGGATGAGCGTGTATTTGCATACCGTTCATGCCTAGCAATGCTGGAGCGGGTACTTTGACTAGCAGCTACTCCATTGCTGAATACAAAAAGATGATCGGAGCGAATAAACCCAAAAGAGGATCTAAGCGCCCAAAGGTAAAAGGTCAAAAAGTACAGAGTGAGGGTGAGGTGATATTAGCCACTGCACTGAGAGCCATAAAGATTGAATTTGAGCAGGAGTTTCAGTTTCACCCTACACGGAAGTGGAGAGCGGATTTTCATTTGAAGGGCAAAAAGATATTGGTCGAAGTGGAAGGCGGGATCTGGAGTAATGGCAGGCACACAAGGGGTAATGGGTACTTAGGGGATTTAGAGAAATACAATGCAGCAACAATGATGGGTTATCAGGTAATACGGTTTAGCACCGAGCAAGTGAAAAGCGGCAAAGCGATTGAGCAAATTTTAAAATTAATAGGGTGATGAAATGGCAATGGTTAAGGTTTGGGACAAAGAGATAACAGGCAAGCTTTATGCGGTTGGTGATATTCATGGCTGCTACAACTTGCTTATGAGTCGCTTAAAAGTAATCGGTTTTGATTTTGAAAATGACTTGCTTATTGCTGTTGGGGATTTAGTGGATCGAGGCACCCAGAATATTGAATGCATCGAGCTATTGTCTAAGCCATGGTTTACATCGGTGCGCGGCAATCATGAGGATTTGTGTATTTGGGGATTAAAAGATCGCGCTGCAATGAAATGCCACATGGAAAATGGTGGTGAATGGTTTTACGAGCTGAGTGTTGAAGATCAATTTCAAATTGCTAAAACATTTTCTGAATTACCTGTTGCATTGGAGGTTACACATCGCGGTAAGAAATTTGGATTTGTTCATGGGCACATTGAAGAAAATGACTGGGAAAAGTTCAAGCTTAGTTTTGATTTGCCTTCAATAAGGGATGCAGGTCAATTAGCAATGTGGGGGCGTGACCGACTAGATGAGGAGAAAAAGCAGTACACAAATGTATCCGGAGTTGATGCGGTAATCATGGGACATACAGTTACCCAAAAACCATGCAAGCGTGACAACTGCTATTGGATTGATACAGGTGCGGTTCACTGGGGAACTATGACAATTTTAGATTTGAGTTTGATTTGAGGGGATTTGGGATGAATGCAGTTATGGCAGATAAATTTGAACAATTTGAATGGTTGACTCATGGCATTACTGCAAAGTCGCCAAACTTTGAGCCACAAGCTCATGGCACTGGGGAGAAGCCTTTGAACTACGAAGATCGTTTAGGTGCCATTGCTACAATGGATACACAACTGGCGAAGTCGGTTACAGCACTTATTGTCTTTGAAGGCAAGTGTCAAAGTGATTATGAATATGTGCGTATGCACCTGGTAAATATCATGCTTCAAAACGCCGTGGCAGATAAGAAGCGAGAGCCTGAGCAAATTACTATGAATCACTTGGCTTACTTAATTGCACGCATGGTTATAGATTTCTCTCTAGATCCTCAGCTTGAGAATAACTTCACTGCTCAAGGACGTTTGTATTATGCGGGGATTAATACCATGCAAATGAATGTTGATAATTATCGGATGACATGGAAGCAATACGAAAAGCTAATGGTCATGGCGATCGAGTCAGCAATTAATGAAGCATCAAAATCAATAGAGTTGTATAAGAAAAATACTTACAAAGAATTAAAGGCATAGGTATTTCGTTTTTGCGAAGACTAAGCTATAGTTTCACTATACTGGTCGTATTACGGTTTATCCGAGACCAAGCTTTAAAAGCTCATCAAACGATGGGCTTTTTTTTGACATAGTTTGTTCATGAAAATAAGCGATAATGAATTTTTGTTTTGAGCTTTAACTGAAATGGCAATTCTAACTGTCAAGAAATTAGATGATACTCTTAGTGAATTAGTAGTTAACGGCAAAAAACCTGAAAAGATTTTGTTGGGTTATAAAGCGTATGGCGAGCTAATGAATGATCGTAGCTTTTTTGAGAAAGTAGCAGGGTCGGCAATGGATCCAAACAAACGAAAATATAAAAATATTAAAATTAAGGTTACCCAAGACGAATACCAGTTTGAAGTGAAGTGTTCAAAAGAATAGGTTTAAGCATCAAGGAAAGCTCGCCAAATGGTGGGCTTTTTTTATTCCTAAATAATTTGGAATAAAATGTGAATGAGATCTCAATATAAACCAAGTATATTAGTGGTATTAAGTTCTCCATGATAGTTAATATCAGTTTATACCTGCATCTTCCCCAAGTTGCAGGTTTTTTTTGCTTCATTTTTTATACGATTAATGATTTAATTATTTTGTTGTAAATAAAAAAACAACGATTCCTTGTATCAGCGCAAATGACCAAGGGGAAAAGCCTTACAGAGATGTAGGGCTTTTTTATTGCTGTATACAAATTACATGGGCTTTTGATGGGCTTTTTAAACAACTAAGATGGTATAGTGAAACTCTCTTTTAAGTGCTCCTCTATATGCCTGAAATCTATAAATACATTTACACTCAGATTAGTGTATTCGGTTCATTACCAACACATAAAGTTCTTATAAATAGTACACATAACAAGACCAAATTAATTTTCGCTGATAATACTTTTGTTTATGGGGCTGTTTCTGATTGGGCATTAGGTCTATCCGGGCTTGATTCGAGAAAATCAATATGGTCAGAAGAACCCAAGTTGTTTTTAGAGGGTGAAAAGAGAAGATTGAGCCTCTATCGAGCATCTCATCCAGCATTTATAACTGAAGCAATTTTAGGGTAGGCTTAAGATATTTTGAATTTCGTTAATACTATAAGTGCTTATATTTCAAATAAAGTTTGCTTTGTGGGTGCTTAGGGCGTATAAAGCTAACTCGTTGATGCGGGATGGAGCAGTCTGGTAGCTCGTCGGGCTCATAACCCGAAGGTCGTTGGTTCAAATCCAGCTCCCGCTACCAACAAAAAAAGATTCAAAGTTTATAGCCTAGTCCCCGTGGATTAGGCTTTTTTTATGGCGGCTTAACTTTAATCGTAGTGGTTTAAATTTTAATGCCGCCACCCAGATATTTACATACATCGAAGCCCTGTCAAATAATCGGGCTTTTTTGTTGCCGAAATTTGGCAACCCTATCCTGTGAGTGTGCCAGCTTACAGAACATGCCTTGAGTAAACGCCTAGATGGTTTAGGCAATTCCAGCTAGGGCTTGGCAACCCGACCTTAAAGAGAATGAAAGCAAGTAAAGTTAACCGTGCATGTAAGGTTGATGTGATTGTGAGTAGCGGTAGATCAGTTGCCGAGCTGATTAATATCGAACTATAGGCAGGGGTGTGGCAGATCACCACATCCTTTTTTTATTGCCCTGAGAAATATTAGTGTAATCACACCAAGTTAAAATGCTTGATTAGCCAGGAGTAAAATCATGCTTAGATTACTGATGTGCTTATTCGGCCTGCATGGTGCGACTGAGATCGATTACACGATTGATGATGAAGAAATCAAGGTGTGTCGTGATTGCTTGAAAGAAGTTAAGTGATATTTAAGAAATTGAGTGATTTATTCATCATAGTGAAACAATGGGATTATATTCTGTGAAAAATAAAGATGAATTAAAGAATTAGTAATAAAGCGCAAATTTAACCCGCTTACTTTGGGAGAGGTAAGCGGGTTTTTTATTGAGCAATTTACATTTCCTTTTAGCCGAACGGATTACGGCACATAAACCCCGCTCAATATGAATTATTGGTGGGGTTTTTTTCTTATTACTAAAATATACATAACCTATAGCTTCATTATATGGGATGTAGGTAATTAGATATAAACTGAAGCTTAGAAAATATTTGTTAAAATATTGTGCTTGTTTAAATATTTTAATATGTTATCAATCTACCTTTACATTATATATCGAGATTTTTATGAAAATCGCGGTCATTGGTGGGGTAGCTGCAGGTAAGGTTAGGGAAATTTTAGCTGTAGGGGGAGTTGCTGACGAAATAGAGTGGCAATGTGAATACGAAAAACCAGTTGCACCAATAATATTTAGCGCTGGGTTTCAGAAAGTTATTGCCAAGCCTGGAGTGGCTGAAATAGAAAAATATAGACTTAAGATTTTAGAAAGAAATGAAGAGTTAAGGCTTTTTTATGTTCTCGAATCTATGGGAGAAGATTTAATTAACATTCAGTTAGATGAACACTGGTGCAAATCAGATATCTTGGGGCATAAGAGGAAATTTGAATCTTCAGATGTTCTAGCTTGACTTGTAATGAGTTGCTGGTGATTGATAGCATTATGATTAAGTTGAAAGATCGGGTTAAGAATATAAGAATGACCCTATACAACTAATTAACTAATACTTCATTTTTGTATAATTTCTTACATATCTATCACTGTAAATTGTGAGAAATGTATTCTTTTAGTGTTGAAAATATTTCTAGTTGTGAGAGTATAAAAAAAGAACAATAAAGGGAGAAAAGTATGGCTTCACAAGATGTGCTTATAATCTCGGTTTCGGCCTTTGTCCTTGCATTAACGATTTATGAGTTTGGGCAAATGTCGATGTTGTTTTAAGCGAACCACCTTCGGGTGGTTTTTTAATGGGCGCAATTTATGAAAAGACCGCAACCACCAGAACGACTTCTAAATATTGATCCATTGGATAATGTTGATTTTGAGCCAGCAAAAGAGCTTGAAGAATGGATTATCGATACTTTCATTTCCAGTGATGGAAAGCTCTACAACCCTGATCACGTTCATATATCGCCGTGGTCTAGCACATTATTTAAAGTTCTATGGGCATCTTCTGCATTCATCAAAGCTGACCGAGTTGTATTGGGACAAACAGAGAAGTTTGCTCCGATGGCAGGCGGCTGGCGTAAGTTGCGACAAGAAAAACAAATGATTGATTGGTTTGGTTGTGTGCCTGACTTCATTATTACCATTGATGCAAAGTTCGCCTCACAGGCAAGTGATACAGAGTTTTGCGCGTTGATCGAGCATGAGTTGTATCACTTGGGTGCCAAGCGGGACGAAGATGGGAATTATCTAATAAGCCCCTCAACAGGTGAATATAAATATTATTTACGACCACATGATGTAGAAGAGTTTCATGGTGTGGTTCAACGCTATGGTGCATCAGATGATGTGCAGAAGATGGTAGACCTTGCTAATGATGGGCCAACAATTGGAAAAGCTAAAATTGCACATGCTTGTGGTACCTGTCTTTTAAAATTGGCTTAAATTTTTTGCCATTTTACTTGGACGTACTTGGACGGATTTAGATAAATGGCAAGACTTAATAAACGGGTGAAACTCTATATAGTTCGGTCATTAGCAACCTATGAGACACCCACTGAAACCGCTAAGGGCGTCCAAGAAGAATTTGGCATTACGGTAACGAAACAACAGTGTGAAGCATACGACCCAACCAAAAAGACAGGGCAGGATTTAAGCGAAGAATTCAAAAAGGAATTTTATCGAATCCGAGAGGATATGAATAAGAACGTTAATTCAATTCCAATTGCAAATATTGCCTATCGCTTAAGGCGGCTTCAAAACTTTATCGATCATGACCGCTACAAAGACAACGCCGTTATTGTTCCTGATTTATTAGAGCAAGCTGCAAAAGAAGTGGGTGGGCTCTATACAAACCGTAAAGAAATAACTGGAGCTGATGGTGGACCAATAAAAACTGAGAATGAACAGACACAACCTGCTATGTATACCCCTGAGCAGCTTGCTGGTATGTCCGCACAAGAGCTATCTCGCTTAGCAATTAATGGCAAATTATGAGTTACGCAATTGAAGAAATAGCGCCCCTCATTAAAGAGTGGACGATTAACACACGTTTGCCTGAAGTCATTACTGAGATGACCAGACGCTATTATTACCGAGCAGTAATAGAACAAAGCGAACTCAGCATTCAGGCTGAGATCTACAAGTGTAAGAATGATCCAGCACATTGGTTTAATCATTGGGTGTGGACTTACGATCCAAGGGGAATGCCTTTTGGATTACCAGCAAATATTCCGTTTGTGCTTCGCCCTGGACAAGTTGATTTAGTGGACTGGTTGCTTGAGCGTGAAAGCACTCAAACTCATGGTCTCATTGAGAAGAGTCGTGATGAAGGTATGAGCTATGTTGTGCTGGGGTTTTATCTGCACCGGTGGCTATTTGTAGAGGGGTTTGCTGGTGGTGTGGGTAGTCGTAAAGAGGATCTAGTTGATAAGAAGGGTGATCCTAAAACGCTGCTGCACAAGTTCCGAGATATGTTCTCAAAACTTCCTGATTGGATGAAGCCTAAAAGTTTCGTCGAAAAGGTCCATGACAACTACATGCGTATTATCAATCCCGATAATGGTGCAACGGTTACGGGTGAGGCTGGAGACAACATTGGCCGTGGTGGACGTACCACAATGTACTTTCTTGATGAATGGGCATTCGTAGAGCGTCAAGAAGCTGTAGATGCAGCTATATCGCAGAACACAAACGTTCATATCAAAGGATCAACTCCAAACGGTATCGGGGACAAGTTTCATCAAGATCGATTCAGCGGACGTTACGCCGTGTTTACGATGGCGTGGCGGGACAACCCAGATAAAAACTGGACTGTCTCACTCCATGGGAAGCAGATTCATCCGTGGTATGAAAAGCAAATTGCGACGCTTGACGACATTGTCTTAGCTCAAGAGGTTGATATTGATTACGCCGCTTCAGTTGAAGGTGTATTGATTCCATCAGCATGGGTTGAGGCTGCTATAGATTCGCATATAAAACTCGATATACAGCCATCAGGTGAGCGTAATGGTGCACTTGATGTGGCAGATGAGGGTAAGGATAAAAACTCCTTTGCCTCACGTCATGGCATTGTTCTGCAGTATTTGGATACGTGGTCAGGCATCGGTGATGACATCTTTGGAACAACCCAAAAGGCAATCGATATTTGCTTAGAGCAAAAACTGAATTTGTTCTTTTACGATGCAGATGGCTTGGGAGCTGGTGTGCGCGGTGATGCCCGAGTCATTAACGAGCAGAACAGTGCTAAAGGAATTGATGAGATCCAAGCGGATCCGTTCAGGGGATCGGGCGCAGTTCATAACCCAGAACTTGAGATGGTAGAAGCTAGGAAGAATATCGATTTCTTCGCAAATCTAAAAGCTCAAATGTGGTGGAGTTTGCGCATGCGCTTCCAGAACACGTACAGAGCACTACAAGGCATGCAATACGATCCTGATGCACTTATCTCGCTATCGACTGAAGATTTGGATAAGCGCGAACTAGAGCAACTTAAGCGTGAGTTATCACAGCCGACCTACAGTAAAAACGGTGCTGGCAAAATCCTTGTAAATAAGCAACCCGATGGTGCCTTGTCACCTAACCGGGCTGATAGCGTCATGATCTGTTTTAGTGACATCAGAGAGCGTAAGCGGAAAAAACCAGCTGGTGCTGGAAGTCGTACATATCAATAGGAAAACACATGGCAAAGTCTAAAAAGGACAAAGCGTCAAAGAAGGCTTTGTCTAAAGGTGGTCTATACACTCAAGAAGCGATTTCTAACTTTTTCACACATTTTGGAAGACGTCCTGACAATGATGAGGTATTGCGTAAAGCGGGTATTACTCGTCATCGCTTATCTGTATTACTGGATGATGATGAGATTGCGCAGGCAGTAGAGACACGTATTGATGCGTTATTGGCTACGCCGTTCCGCATTGAGCCTAGTGACACACCAGAGGCAGTATATCTAAAAGCTGAGCTTGATGAGTGGTACTTCGAAATTGCATCAGCTGCGTTAAATGCTTTGTTCTTTGGTTATTCAGTTCAAGAGGCTGTATATGAGCTAAAAACCGATGGGTATATTGGGTTGCAGTGGGTTGGTGAAAAGCCAATGCAGTGGTTTGAACCTAAAAATGATGGACGTTTAATCTATCGTCAAGACGGTGGTGGCGCAGATCGGGAAGTTGATCAATTCCTAAAGTTCTTCCTCACTCGTCGTAAGGCTTCATTTGAACAACCTTATGGCAAGGCATTACTGGCGACACTCTATTGGCTGTTCTTCTTCAAACAGAATGGGTTTAAGTTCTGGGCCAAGTTCTTGGAGCGTTTTGGTACTCCGATCCTACTGGGTAAGTGTAAAGACACTGAAACCGATGATATGAGCCAAGCATTACTCAATGCTCATGCGCAAAGTGTACTTTCGATTGATATTGATGATGATGTTCAAGTTCTGTCAACTCAAGGATCTGGTTCAGCTAATGGCGCGTTTGAGACTTTCAACAAGACTTTAGCGCAACAGATTCAGAAGGTTGTATTGGGTCAGACTCTTACCAGTGGTACGGATGGCAAGGGAAGCTATGCACTTGGTCAAGTCCATGAGAATGTCCGTGGCGACAAGCTTAAATCAGACATTCGATTGGTTACTCCTACACTCCAAGCTGTTGTTGATGCGTTATGTGTGTTAAATGAATGGAAGCCACATAAGGTTCTACTGGGTGAAAAAACGAAACCATTGAATAAAGAACAGGCTGAGCGGGATACACACCTAAAGAATGCTGGTGCAAATCTTTCAGAGTCATACTTCATTCGTGAGTACAACTTGCAAGATGGTGATTTAAAGCCAGTTGAGCAAGTGGTTCCAAGTACCCAATTTTCTGCATTACCTCATCAAGCATTCAGCTTTAAGGCATCTGTACAAAAGCAGTCACCTGAGCAACAAGAGGTGGATGAGCTGACCGATGCCCAAGATGACCTTGAGTTATTGAATCAGGATCAGATTAAGCAATTGGTGGCTGATTCGACGGATCCACAAGATCTAGCAAGCAATTTAATGCAACTCATCCCAATGGCTTCCAAGGCACAGTTCAAAGCGAATTTAGATCAGGCTTTATATGCTGGGGATGTTTTGGGGTATGTGACGGCCGGTAGGGGTGAATAGATAAGTTACATTTAACTTGTAAGCATATAAAATCATTACCACTTTTAAAATGAAAAAATGGGGGTGGTAATGATTGATTTTACAAAGTTGACTGAACTTTATATAAGCCGAAAAGATAAATTTGCTAAGTCAGATGATCGTGCAAAAAGAAGAAATAATTACTTTAATGAAATTTCTGAAATTGACGCATCAACAGAGATGACTCTGGAAGAAAAGCGAGCACGGAAGAATTCTGCAGCACAGAAATTAACTGGAAATGGTTTAGCTTCTCAAGAGTTGGTGGATTATTATTTTAGACATCCTGATTTTATCAACTTCGAAATCATTGCATCTATAGTCGGATTTTGGGATCAAGTACTTATAAAAACGACTGACGAAAATGGAAGAATTACAAAATTAGATTTAAATTTAAAAACCTACTGCAAAGAAGTTGCTATGGCGATCTCTTCAATGATTTTCTTTGCATTCGTTTTTCTAGTACTAATGTCCTTGGGAAATTGGTTTATTAATTACATGGTAGTGAACTTTTACATAAGTAAGAGTGTTATGGGGATTGCTTATTTAATTCTAATTTCACCGATATTCTTCATGTTTCTATTTATATTTTATTTGTTTTTAAACCTGACTGACTTGAAGAGGTTGGTAAAGTAATAAAAAAATCTAGCAGCCATTAGGCTGCTTTTTTTATGGATGGAGCTATGCAACCAGTCACGTTTCTTGAAGCGCTCCAGTATGCGCATAGTAAGAAAGTGGTGCTGCCTGATGAGTTTTACTCAATGGACCTTAAGACACGGCAGATGGCGACTACGGTTAGCTTCTTGTCGAGTCTTGAGCAAGCTGAGTCGGTGATTAAGTCTCTAAATAAAACATTAGCATCGGGTGGCACCTTTAACGATTTTCAGAAGCTTGTAGCTGAGTCTGAGATCGTTTTACCAAAGCATTACATAGAAAATGTATTCCGTACCAATATCCAAAGTGCATATGGCCATGGACGTTGGCAGCAACAGCAACGGAATAAAGACAAACGTCAGTATCTGATGTATTCGGCTATCAATGACTCACGTGTGCGTCCTGCGCATTTGGCATTGAATCGAATTGTATTACCGATAGATCACCCATTTTGGCTAACGCATTACCCTCCATTGGGTTTTCGTTGTCGTTGTACTGTCATCGCGCTTACGGAGAAGCAGGCGCTTAAATATGGCATTACACCTGATGATAAGTTGCCTCAGGTTGCCGAAGCTTTGGACTGGAGTTCACATCCTTTGCAATTTGGAGAGTTTGAGGCATTGGTGGATCAGAAGATTTCTAAGTCACTACTTGATAAGGAATATCTACTGGAGCAGAAAGAGGCAATTAAGGCTGAATGGACTGCATCTAAAAAGCTCACTAGTCTTTTAGCCCCGATGGATGATAAATCAAGAGATCTATTCAACACGGTGGCCAATACGGTTATTCCTTTAGATCCATCCATTAGACCAAGTGCGATTAAGACATTCTTGGATTATGTACAGGGTAATGATGCAGTAATCACAAACTACCTAAATGCGTCTGTGAGCTCGAAAGCGGACGATGTTTTAAAACAGTGGCTCACACAGGACATGCAAGCCTTAAACGCCGTGGCGAGTAATTCAGCTGCAATCGTGACAGGTGGTGTGACCTTGCAGCATGTAGTCGCTTATGAAGTTGGGCAAACGATTCAATTTAATTCGCCATTACTGTTAGCTGAAAATGCTTCCGATGTGGTGTTGCAGATTGAGAATGCGAAAGGCTTAGGCATTGATCTAAACGAATTGAATGCTGGTCATGGCGTATTAATGCCAATGGGTTTGTCATTTGAAGTGGTTTCGATTGAAGCGCTGAATGGCAAGATGATTTACACACTTAAAGCATTGGTGAATTAATGACTGAAAAATGTGAATCGTGTCGACGTGGATTGAATGGAAGAAATGGTAATGGTTATTCGCCATGTAGCTGCGAGAAAAAAGTAGTTGTGATTGGTAGCCCATCAAGAGTGAATAATCTTGTTCGTGCTATGTGCTGCGTTCTATCGCGACCACCAAAGAAACCATGAGTAAAAATTAACTGAAGCCACCTAATGGGTGGTTTTTTTATGGAGCATGAAAAATGCCAGATGAACAAAAGCAGGATCATTATTGCTTTCGGCTTGGTGACCTAAGTGTAGATCCTGTTGAGGAAGGTAAAAAGAAACGCACCTTCTCAGGAGTGGCTTATAGCGGTGAGGTTATTACAGATCACTGGTATTGGACACGAGTGATTTTTGATTTGGATAGTATGCAGATTAAGGGTCGCATTCCAGCACTTTTAGAACACAGCTCACGCCAACGGGCAGGTGCAATCAATACTCATACGATTAGCCATCAAGAGGGTTTGGTTGTACATGGGGACTTGATGAGCAATGAGTTTGGTACTCAGGTAGCACAAGACTCAGATGATGGATTTCCGTGGCAGATGTCTGTCCGTATTGAGCCTGCTAAGACTGAAGAAGTTGCAGCTGATCAAACAGTGATTGTTAACGGAAAGACGCTTCAAGGACCTATTACGATATTCCGCGGTGGTCGTATTCGTGAAGTTTCATTTTGTGCCTTAGGTGCAGATGAAAACACGATGGCAGTAGCCGCAAGCCATAACCCTAACCAACCCACAGAGGACACAGACGTGACCGAATTAGAAAAAGCGCAAGCCCGTATCCAAGAGCTAGAGACTAAAAACTCTGAGCTTGAAACCCAAAACAAGCAGTTTGCAGCAGCAAAGCGTGAAGCAGAAATTACCGCTTTAGGTAAAGATCTTGGTAAAGAGTTTAGTGCGGAAGATATTACTGAAATGAAAGCGCTAGATGACTCTGCATTTGCATTTTCAGCTAAACAACTTCGTCAATTCTCAGCAGGTAGCCAGCCACCAGCTGGTCAACAACAGCAGCAACAAATTCCATCACACTTTCAGCATTTGTTCACTCACCAAGCAACAGGTGGTCAAGGTGGGCAAGGGCAAGGCGGTAATCAAGGTTCAGCACTAGATCAGGCTTTCAGTAAATTCGCAGCCTCTCAGGAGCAAAAATAATGGGAACAATTACTCAAACGATCACATCAGAACAATTGGTCGTTGGAAATGGTGTACGCACTGAAAATGCAAAGGTCACCACCAATACAGCTTATAAGCGTGGTGATTTGCTTAATATCGATGCAGCTAACGTGGCTGGTCATCCAGTAGTGACGGGTGGCGTAATTGGTGATTGGAATGCTATCGCTGTCGCTGATTTCACAGCGGAGCAAGCAACCTACCATGCAGCGAATGACCTAGAAATGCCGATCTATGTACAAGGTCCTTTTGATGTGGCTGTGATTACCGTTAATGGTGTGAAGCTAACAGCAGGTCAGATCGATGCTGTTCGTGCACAAGGTTTAAACAACAAAATTGAACTACGTAAAGTAGTGGGGAATTAAGACATGGGTCAAATTTTTACTTTTCAGGAAGCTCCTGTAGAGCTCCTAGATGTACCACAGTTGGTGTTACTAACGGATACCACACAAAAGGTAGATACCTGGTTAATCGATCGCTTTTTTCCGCAGCGCGTGTCATATAACAAAAATGTGGTGCCTGTTGGTGAATTGAATACAGCCACTCCGCTTGCTCCATTTGTAACCCCGAATGCTGGTGCTCGACCGATTAAAGTTGAAGAATCAGGTCAAGTGCAATTTGTAAAACCAGCTTACTTAAAGCCTATGATGACAGTAACGCCTGCAGATGTTCAAAATGCTGCATTAGTTACCCAATTGCGTAAACATGGTGTTATTGCAACTGGTTCAAACCGCCTAAGCGATGCTGATCTTCTTTTGATTGACCAAGCGCAAAAGGCTCTATATCTGCGTCAGTCTATTGATAACCGAAAACTGCTCATTGCACGTGATGTCTTGTTATATGGTAAGACCACGTTTGCTTCTGCTGATTTCCCGAAATATGAAGTTGACTACCGTCGTAACCCAGCTTGTAATTTCTCTCCACTGATTAAGTGGGGGCAAGCTGGCGCGAAAGTGCTAGATGATTGGCAGGCGATGATTGATCTATCGATTGAGCATGGCGGCTCATCGCCAAATATGGTTTTAACGAGCTCAAAAGTATTCAATGCAATGAAACAAGATGCAGCGTTTGTGGCTAAGTTTGTAGCTCCATATGCAGGTATTAGCGTGCCATTAACACCGACTTTTGATCATAAAGATAAGCCTCAGTTCCGTGGTGTGGTGGACAATATTGAAATCTGGACATATGACGTTCAGCACAACATGGATGGTGCAGCAGGTCGCTTTATTCCAGAAGACTTCTTTGGCTTGATTAATGATGCTAATGGTTGGATCGCGCACTGTGCTATTCAAAACCTAGAGGCATTTGGGCAAGCCTTGGAATTCTTCTTAACCCAAGACCAGAAAAAGAACCCGTCTAGCATTGAGCTGTTAGCTGAATCATCACCACTCGCAATCCCTAACAACAAGAACGGTCTTGTTGGTGGTCGCGGGTTTGTATAAGGAATAAAGCATGCCAAAGTACATTGCAAAACAGTCCCTCGGTCATTATCGACCAGGGCAAGAAGTTAAAGGGCTTGAAGATAAACAACTTCAAGCCCTTTTAGCATCTGGAGCTATTGAAGAAGAAAAAGCTCCAGATCAACCTAAGGCGGATGGTACTGCGGAACGTTTAGCTGAACTTGAAAAGGAAAATGCTGAACAAGCAGGAACTATCAAGCTCATGACTGAAGACAAAGCGAAGTCTGATCAGGAAAAAGATGGGCTTGAAACGAAAGTTGCTGAACTTGAAAAGGCTTTAGCCACAACTGAAGCTGCTTTAAAGAAAGCCACCGCCGAAGCCAAGAAAGTTACTACCGATAAGTAAGGTGACCCATGTACGCGACTGAAGCAAATCTAGTTGCGCGGTTTGGTGGTGAGATTGATGAATTGAAGTTGATGCATGCAAGTGCATCAACTGCTGTTCAGGATGCCTTACAAGACGCATCAGAAGAAATTAATGGGTACATCGGTGGTCGCTATCCTTTACCTCTGCCAAATGTACCCAGTAATTTAGAGCGAATGGCGTGTGATATTGCACGTTATCGACTTTATTTCCAACAACCAACTGAAGAAGTGCGTAAGCGTTATGAAGATGCGGTTAGCTTTTTAAAGCTCGTAGCAACTAATAAAGCACATTTGCAAATTCAGAATGTGGAAACCAGCCAGATCGTGGATGACCAACCCAAAAACAAACCATCTACAGCACCTATAGGCACGACTTATACAGGTGGTGTCTTTGGTGATGATGTCCTTGGGAAAATGCCGAGCATTAAGTGAGGTGATGCATGCCAGGCGCATTAATTGAAATTCGTGCCGATGGTGACTCAGCGATCTCTAAAGCCTTAAGTTTGTATGCAGATGTTGAAAAGCGTCAGTTAAGGCTTTACGAGCGCATGGGTGCCAGCTTGGTGGAGAATATCCGCGATCGCTGGTCTCGTGGTGAGGGCTTATACGGCAAGTGGCCATTATCCGTAAGGGTGATGCGCCAAGGCGGTACCACGCTTCGTGACACATCGCGACTAATGAACTCTATCACCAACAATTCAATCAGCAATGGTTTTGAAGTTGGTACAGACGTTGAGTATGGTGCGATCCACCATTTCGGTGGTGAAGTCAAACATGAGGCTCGTCAAAGCACGGTTTACTTCCGACAGAACCAAAAGACCGGTGTTGTCGGTAATCGTTTTGTACGTCAAACAAGATCTAACTTTGCTCAAGACGTGACCGTTGGTGCTTATACCGTGAAAATGCCTGCACGGGCTTGGTTGGGTTTAACTGTAGATGACGAGCAGGAACTCTTAAACATTGTTGAGGATGTTTTACTAGATGAGTGATGAAAATCTATATGCGGTACGAGATGAAATAGTAGCGCGCCTCGAGCAATTCAAGGATGAGTGGGGTGTAAAGAAAATCTATACCCCTAAAAATCTAGGTGCGACGACTGAACTGTCTCAAATCACCCCCAACATCCAAGTCAATTTTCGCCGTACCAAAAGTGCAGGAGTGGTGAGTAAAGGCGATGCGCTAAAGCTGAAAGTGGTCTGGGAAGTGACAGCTTGTTGTAAGCATGCCGCCTCACAGGTGACAGATGGTTCTAAAGCTTTCGATATGGCTGGTGATCTAACCATTAAGATCATTAAAAAACTGAGTGGCTGGGAGCCAGAATCCAGTGCTGAACCACTGATTTATATAAATACAGAGGAAGACATTTCTAAAAGCTGTGTTTACTCAACTGTGGTTTTAGAGTCTGAGCTATTCATTCAAACCGAACCTGATTAAGGAATCTTATGAAAACGCAATACAAAGCCTTAAAGCCGATTGGTCCATGGGTGAAAGGTCAAATTGTGGGTGATTTACCACAAGAAAAAATTAAACAGCTTTTAGAGGATGGTGTGATTGAATCAATCAAACCAGACGTAAAAGCAGAAGCCAAACCAAAATCAAAAGAGGTGCCTGCGAATGGCTAAGAAGTACATTTCATTGCGTGGTAAGTTCTCCCTTGCCCCAATTGTTGAAGGCGTTGTTGGTGCCATGCGTGAACTTGGCAACATTCCTGACTTTACGCTTGAAATCACCGCTGACAAGATTGAGCATACCGAGTCAATGTCAGGTGATGATACGACTGATTTGGTGCTATACAACACCACTGCGGTTTCATTCAGTGGAACACTTGAGCAAGTTGATGCAGATAACCTGGCATATATCCTGTCGGGTAAAAATGTAGCTGTAGTGACCAAAACCGTAGCTGACCATGATTTAGGTGCGGTCACGAAAGGGCAGAAGATCAAACTAGATGGTTTTAATCTAACTGTACCAACTGTGACTGATGGAGCATCAACACCAGTTCCTATTGAATCAACGAAATATAAGCTAGATGCGGTTTATGGCACCATCGAGTTTCTTGATGATCTGCCGAAAGTTGTGATTGGCTATACCACTGGCGCCGTGACACATACTACGATCGCATCTGATTTCGGTGCTGAATATGCATTGTTTTTTGAAGGCATTGATAAGATCAGTAAAGACAAAGTGTTCTTGGCCCTGCATCGTACAATTAAATCGCCCGATTCGAGCTTTGGCCTAATTCATGAAGAATTTGGTTCATACGAAATCAGTGGTGATGCCTTAGGTGATCTGACCAAAGACAAAGATGGTGCACTTGGCTTATACGGTTATTACACCCAAATTCCTAAAGCTGCATAAACACATACAGGCACTTAAATAGGATGCATTAGGCATCTTTTTTTGTGCCTGTACTTTTTGAGATTTCATCATGAATGATTTTTTTATAGCTTCAAATCGGCCTGTCAAAGTTGGAGAGCTATCGGTGCACCAGCTGCAGATGCATAACTTTGATGAGTGGTCGGGTGCAGCACAGGTCATTAAAGACTTTTTGAATAATCATCCAGATGAAACCGCACAAATGATCTTTGATGCTCATTCGTTTGAATCGACGCAATTGATAGCCCATTGTTTGCAACACAGTATTGAGCAGGTCATCGATCTATTCAAAAAAGATGGCTCACTCAACGTCTTGTTATTGGATGCTGTCATTAAAGTGAATGACGCATTTTTTTCCGAGCCGAAACCTAAACACCGGGATGATGTAGATCCGCGTAAAAAGAGTAGTTGGTTTGATGTATTTCAGCTTCTAGTATCCAATGGCCACTCACATGAAAGCATCATGCAAATGAGCTACGGTTCATTCCGACACTATCTTAAAGCGGCTCAAAAAGCTGAGCGTATGAAGATGCGTAATTTAGCGATTGCAACTCGGGCGCAGAATGCTATCAATAAGAAGTTCAATGAATTCATTAAGAGTCTTGAGAAAGAACAGTAACTTTCACATTGTGCTGTGAATTTGATCACGCTATGATTTACCCAATTATAACGAGGGGTAAATTCATGAAAAAATTATTAATTACTGCTGCTTTGATGTCTGTTTTTACATTAGCCAATGCAAATTTAGCAGGGGCAAGCATTAACGGTAAACAAGTTCGTAAAGGCCAAAGCTATGGCGAAGTCGTTGCAGCTGCAGGCCAGCCAACATCTCATTATGACTACGTTAAAAACGTGGGTGGTAAAGACGTTTCAGTGCGTGAGCTAAGCTACGTAGATGGCAGCAAAACTTTTACTGTTGTGATTGAAGATGGCAAAGTTACTACGATTCGTAGTGGGCGTTGATAAGAACACTTAGATTTATATTGGTTGATAAAAAAGTTCGTCAAAAGTACTATGTCCAAGATTTTTAAAAACAAATAAGAGGGTGCAATGGGTAGCTATATTGAAGAGAATTTAGCAAGAGATGAAAAAATAATCATTAAGGCGCAAGTTACCTGGCTATCACAGTTTTGGTATCTATTATTTGGTGGGCTACTTATCCTATCCGCACTTGGTTCTAAAAGCGGGGTTCCTGTTTTTATTGGGTTAATCTTGATTGGAATTGCTGCGGTACATGTTTTAACAACAGAATTAGCGCTTACTAATCGTCGAATCATTGCAAAATCAGGTTTGATTCGCAGAAACACAATTGAGCTAAAGGTAAATCGCGTTGAAAGTTTGGGTGTAAGTCAAGGCGTGCTTGGGCGAATTTTCAATTTCGGCTCTATTGTTGTGAAAGGCACTGGTGGATCTCATGCGCCAATCCCATACATTGCTCGCCCAATGGAGTTTAGACAACAGGTGAATAATTTCCTTGATGAGCTGGATGATAAAGATAAGCAAACTTCTTAAGTAAAAAGCACCTGAAGGTGCTTTTTTAATGCCTAAATTTAACCACCTTCAGGTGGTTTTTTTATACCTGAAATTTGAGGTCTCAATGTCAAAAAATCTAACTTTCAAACTCATCATGGATGGTGACAACAAAGGCCTTGTAGCTGCTGCAAAGCAATCTGAGAGTGTAACCAAAAAAGTTTTTGATAGCATCAAAGTTGAAGCTGAACAGTTGAAGCAGGCAAGTACTGATACAGCTAAGGCTCTTGGGAGTATTGTCCCAGAGAAAAGCAAGGAATTGGCAGATGGCCTAACTAAATCTTTAAGCGGTGCAACTCAAATCATTCGCGATGCTGGAGATAACGCCAAAAGTGCTGCAAGTAACTTCACTGATTTTGGTAATAAATCTGTAAAAGCTTTGGCATTTTTAAAATCAGATTTAGAAAAAGCAAAAAGTAGGCTTGAAGCCTTTTCAAAAACAAAAGTCACCCCTACAGATATTGAGATTGCTCAAAAACAAGTAGATCAACTCGAAAAAGAAGTTCAACAGGCTGAAAGTGCATTTATTGATTTTCACACAGAAGTAGGTAAGGCAAATAATTCCTTAAAGCATACGGATACAGCGGCACAGACCGCGCAGAAAGGATTGAATGGTGCAAAGTTTGCTGTAAATGCTCTTGCTGGAGCTATGGCGGCACTAGGGGTTGGGGTTGGAATACGTGAATTAGCTCAAACAGCCGATACCTATACCAATCTATCAGCACGTATCAACATTGCCACCAAAGAAGGTGGTGATTTCACATCAGCAATGGCTGGTGTGCATCAAGTTGCTCTGATGACAAACTCAAGCTTGAGTGCAACGGGTGACTTATTCACGAGATTAAATGCTGTTGGTAAAGACTTAGGAATGACCCAACAGAATTCCCTTGATTTAACCAAAACTATTAATCAAGCGATTCAAATTAGCGGAGTATCTGCACAAGCAAGCGAAGCATTTACACAGCAATTTATCCAGAGTATGCAGCAAGGCACCTTACGTGGAGAAGAATACAACTCCATGATGGAGAATGGTTATGGTGTTGCAGAGGCGTTAGCCAAAGGTTTGGGTGTCACCACTGGTGAACTTAAGAATATGGCTGATAATGGAGAGCTTGGAGCAGAGCGTGTCTATAAAGCCCTATTGAGTCAGAAGGATGCTGTTCAGCAAACCTTTGATCAATTTCCAACTACTATCGGGAATGCTTTGCAACGGATCTCAACCAGTTGGGAGATTCTAATTGGTAAGATGGATCAGTCCAATGGCGCATCAGCAACTGTTGCTGATTGGTTGGTTACCATTGCAGACAATATGGATATTGTTGAAACCATCCTGAAAGACATTGGCGATGGTTTTGTCTGGGTGGGCGACCAACTCAAAAAGATTGACCCAGCTACGATAGAGGCTTTGAAAACTGCATTAAGTAGTGCTTATGAAACATTAAAAAATGCAGTAGCAACCTTTGGGAATGGATTTCAGGGGACAATAGGGCAGCTCGATCTAATCCTTGGAAGTATCTTTAACTTTAATAGCGGTGTTGATGAGGCATTAGATAAAACCAATGGATTCACAAAGTTTCTCCAGGCGCTTAATGTTGCTTTGGGTTTTGTGAGTGATGGGTTTAGTGCTATCGCAATTGTTGCCAATCTATTAACAGGTCTGTTTTACGACGTTGCATCAGCTTGGCTAAACTTTAAATCAAAGTTTACTTGGGGTGATACAAAGCAACAAATCATCTCTGAGATGAATGAGATGGGTGTAAAAGCCCAAGAGTGGTACGACAAAGCCTCAAATGGTGCAACAAACTTTCAGTCGAAAGGGGTTGCTGCAATTGAAGAAATTAGCAAAACACAGAAGCAAAAGAACTCGGAAAGCTTAGCTCAGTCCAAAGCAACTTTAGACCAACTGCTTGCCGACCAACAAGCCGAAACTAATGGCAAAAAGGCTTCTGAAGCAGAAAAGTTAAGTGCTGTTACCGCTTATGCAGAAGCTGCCATCAAAGCCAATAATGGTGTAATGGATGGCGTGATGCAGGCCGACCTTATCACCAAGGGTTACATCGTCACTATTGATGAAGCTGGCAAGGTGAGTGTTCAGGCTGGTGTTAGTGCGGCACAGGCAGCAGAAAATGCAAAGGTTAAGGAGGAAGCGCTCAAGGTTGCCAAGGAGAATGTTAAAAAGTCAGACGAAGAATATCTGGCTTATCAGAAAAAGGCAGCAATTGAGCGTGCAGCACTTGAACAGCAGATCGAGCAAGCCAAAAGAACTGGCGATTTAAATGCACTTGCATCTGCACAAACCTCGCTTGCTGGGATTGATACAAAAGAGGCTGAGCTAGCCAATAACAGGACTACTCGTATTAATGAACTGAATCAGCTTAATTCTGGAGCTGGTCAGGTTGTTGAAGGTGCAGCGGTTCGCGCTCGTAAAGCTGCTACCGCATTAGGTATCGATCTTGATATAGCTTTGGGTAGGGTTTCTGAAAAGTTTGCAGCAGATCAAGTGCATTTGGATAATTACGCAAATGGATTTGATGAGCTAGGTTTAAAAGGCGAGCAGGCAACCAATGCACTTTACGCAGGTTGGGAAAAGTGGGTAGCGGGTGCTAAATCACAAGTCGAGCTTGATGCAGCCAAAGCTAAGCTTCAATCGTTTGGCGAACAAGGCAAATTATCAACATCACAAGTTGAGATGGGCTTGCAAGCCATTAAGCGTGCTAGTCAGGAATTGCCTGCAGCCCTAAGTCCTGCTGAAGCAGCAATGGAGCGACTTGGAATTAAATCCAAAGAGCAACTGAAATTGGCTGCGGAAAATGCCTTAACTGACCTCGATACCGTAATGAAAAGCGGTGAAGCAACTCAAGAGGGTTTGCAAAAAGCTTATGAAGAAACTGTGCGATTGGCTCAAGCATCTGGTAATGCTCAAGTCATGGCTGCTGCGAATGCCAAAGCTGCTTATTTAGGTCTTGAAGTCCAACTAGATGCCACAGGAAAAGCCACGGTTACTAAACTGGGTGAGATCCAGCAAGCAGCAATCGAGACTCAACGCACTGTGAGTCAAGTCAGCCAAGCGACTTCACGAGAGCAACCTGAGATAAGCCCTGAGCAGCAGGCTACCAATGATCATTGGGATGACTTCAAGGCCAAGATGAAAGCGCGTACTGATGAGCTGAATGCCAAATCACAAGCACGTAGTTCAGGTGGTGGTAATGCTTCATTACTGTCGAATGGTGGTGATCCTGTTCAGCAAATTTCCGCCGTGCCAGATGCTCCACTTATCGCGACTAGTCTTGATATTCAACCAATGGAAGGTATGGAGACCAAGCAAAGCGTGGAAATCAAAATTGATATGGGAACGGGGCAGACAGCGACAGTATCAGCGGCACCCGATCAAGCCACAGCTCTTGAGGAAATGATGCGAGAACTCGAAGCAATTAAAGGAAGATCGTAATGCGATTAAAACGAAAGTCGACCGGAGAAACCATCCAACTTGAGGATGGTTTTTTTTGGTCTGATGAAAACTGGGCTGTAATTGAACAAAACCAGGAGTATGCCATTAGTGGTGCCTTGATTATTCAAGAGGGACGTAAACAAGCGGGTCGACCAATCACATTGCAGCCTGCTAATAAATCGAAAGGTTGGATCAAGCTGCGCGATCTGAATACGCTTCGTTTATGGCAGAACCTGCAGGAGCAATTCACGCTTCGGTTTGAATGGCCACATGACCAGCGTGTATTCAATGTGATTTGGAATCATAAAGACGGTGCGCTTGAAAGCTCTACAGTCAAAGGCACCCCAGCAACATCACTTGATACTTATTTTAACGTCACCATGCGATTCATTGAGGTAAGCGATGCCAATTGAAACCAATAATTTAAAGCTCCTTGAGTCAGAACGCATTCGTACAGATGCCGATGATGGCGGGGGTAAATACTCAGGCCGTGAAATTGTCGACGGTCAGAGTAATAACCTGTTTAATGATATTTCTGAGTTGGATCGCACTACGGGTCGTACTTCTATCCAAAAGATCTATGCTGCAGTCGATACAGCCGATACCGATGCTTTGATGGGTGCGACGGTATTCATCTCTCAAAATGCACAAGATCCCAATGTCTCCGCCGTGTTATTCAGTACAGATAGCTGGACGGATGAGCGTACTAGCGCTCAAAACCGAATTGAAAACTACTTGGCCAAGGGTGCACAGATTGCTGGCACACCTTTAGATACGCATTGGAAAGGCATGAAGTCTCTACAAGTGGCCATGTTTCCTCAGGAAGCGGAAAGCGCTATAGGTACATCAATTGTATTGATTTCGAATGAAGGTAAAGCTTTAGAGATTGAGCAATACCTGCGGATCACTGAGGTGTCGACACGTACAGCTTATGTGATGGTTGATGGCAAACAGGTGGAATATAAAATTGCCACTTATGGCCTCAGTGATGCATTGAAAGTCGATTTTGTGGGGCTGTCTGCGAAACAGTGGTATAGCGGTGAAAAGAGTACCACCATCATCCGTGACACCATTGTGGCGGATACAGGGAAGTATTACTCCAGTGCTAATCTTAAAGAAGCCGCACAAGTCGGTGATTATTCTGTGGTTGCAGAGGATGTGTATACGCAGTTGGTACCCTCAGCGCAGACTGAAACCCCTATGGTGAATATCAATGCTGCAGGTGACTCTGTGGCTCTGGTGAAAGCCAAGAATGGTATCCTGAGCAAGACTTTTAATAATGTCACCATTAATACCGTGTCGAGCTTATATGTCGGCTCGTCGGTCATGCCAAAATCAGTTGAGTTTACTTTATTTGGTTCGGCGGTTACCGACGTGGGCGGTGAACTTAAAAATGCCGCTGGTACTTCCATTGGTACCATCAACTATCAAAACGGTTCTATTGTGTGGAACGCAAGCGCGGGGACAGGTACTACCAACCTCACGATTAACTTTATGCCTGCAGCTGCGGTGACAGCACCTGTTGAATCCGATCTTATCTATGTCAATCAAGAGAACATCGGTTTTAACTGGATCCGTAATTTGGTCCCGTTGCCATCGCCAGGCAGTTTGCAAGTATCGTACTTGGTACAGAATCAGGTCTACACGCTTCGAGACAATGGTGCAGGGCAATTACGCGGTGCTGATTCATCGTTTGGTTCAGGAAGTATTGATTATGATACGGGCACCATGTCCCTCACTACAGGTGAACTCGCCGATGTCGGCAGCGCAATTCTGATCACGTGGAGCAACATGATCACGGCTCAAGAGCGCTCAGGATTAACCATCAATAAAGCCTATGTTGAGATTCCCGTAAATGCTTCGATTGTGGCAGGCAGTTTAACTGTCAATTGGTTGCTAAATGGCGTCGCCAAGGCAGCAACCGATAACGGCCAAGGGCAATTCACAGGTGATGCCACAGGTACGATTGACTATGCGGATGGTGTGGCGAAGTTGATGCCGACCTTATTACCCAATGGCGGTACCACGTTTAATGTATCAGGTCAGAAAGGGTCTAAATCTTCAATTCAAGTGACTGCGGTACCGACCAGTGGCAGCATCTCAATTGAATTGGACAATGGGTCTGCTGCATTGATTCCTAAGTCTGTGAAGGTACGTGTACCCGTCAAGTATATGAGCTACACAGGTGAGGTTGAGCTTCGTGATATGCCGATCGATGCCACGACAGGGCGTTTAATCAATAGTGCGGGCCAGCAGCAAGGCAGTATTAACTATTCCTCGCGTACGATGAGTATCACCCCAAGTACTACACTTGAAGCGATCGAGCGTGAGAAGATCATGCGACCGTACTACGGAACGCATAATACATCGCAGGAGGCAATTGAAGCTGGCCTTTTAGGTATGACGATTAAGTATGAAAATACTAGCGAGACCTATACCCTAAGCCTGAATGAAGTGGCGACTGCAGTGACGGTGAGTGTCTCGTATCGTGATAGTTCAGCAGCTCAATCATGGTCGGATACCATCATTGGTTCTGTTCTAAAAACGGATTTAACAGAAGGCTTTGCTGAGCAGATTCTTGCAGGTTCGGTTCGCTTTACACTGGCTGATTCAACCTATGTTGATAAACTCGGATCGCTTTACCGTAATCCCTCAGTGAGCACAGGTGCGGGAACGGTAGCTGGCCAGATCCACTATGGAAATGGTGCGGTCGAGTTATCCGCTTGGGGTGTAGGTGGTGCGAATAATCCGACCTTAGAGACCTTAGTAACTCAGCTTGAAAGTGTAAAAACCAACCAAGTGTCATACCGTGCACCGATGATCCCTATTCGGGCGCAGTCCTTAACCTTATCAGCAACCAAGGTTGAGGGTGGGGTATTGAATATCACGCCTGATGGCTCAGGTACCATTGATACAGCAGAGTGTGATGGCTTCTTTAACTTTGACCAAGGCTATGGCCAGTTTGTTTTTCGGCAAAAGATTGAAGTGACCAGTGCCAACCGTGCTGAAATTATGGCACAAGATTGGTATGTAGCTGAACTGGAATACACCAAAGATGGCAAGCAGTGGATTCACAAGCCCATTATGGTTCTACCTGAAACCATTAAATACAGTGCAGTGGGTTTTAGTTATATCCCGATTGATGCCGAATTGCTGGGTTTATCTGCTGTACGGTTGCCGATTGATGGTCGGGTCCCGATTTTCCGATCAGGTGAGATTGGGATTGTGAGTGCGAGTAAGTCGCAAGAACTACCTGATTATATTGCTGGCCAAACCTACCCATTGAATGATGCACGGATCTCCTGGTGTGAACTTGAAGATGCGGATGGCATTAAAATTCCATTTGATATGTACACAGTGGACTATGACTACGGCAAAGTGACTTTAAACGGTGATTTTGCCTTGGGTAGTCTCACAGGACCACTGACAGCCAAGTATCGTTATCAAGATATGGGCTTGGTGCGTGATGTCAAAATCAATGGCCAAGTGACTTTCACTAAGCCATTAACACACAACTACGATCCAGCTCATACGATTGTTGGCTCAGCACTGGTGATTGGCGACATGCAAGCGCGTTATACCCGTAAGTTTGTGCAATCGACTTGGGATAACTTGTGGAAAGATGAGGCGGTTGGTGTGGCTATATCAGCCAACTACAACGATACCCTGTATCCAATTGCTGTTACTAATAAAGGTAATATTCAGGAACGCTGGGCAATTGTATTTACAGGTAATACTTCATTCCGAATCATTGGTGAAACTTCTGGCCAGATAGGAACAGGGATCACGACTGAAGACTGCACTCCAATCAACCCAGTCACCAATGCGCCTTACTTCACCATCAAAAAGGAAGGTTGGGGTAGTGGATGGGCAAGCGGCAACGTACTGCGTTTTAACACCATTGCAGCCAATCATCCGATTTGGGTGATTCGTACTGTGAAGCAATCGGAACCAACGGTGTTATCTGACTCATTCCAAATCATGCTACGCGGTGATATTGACCGAGTGGCTTAACTTTTAATTCAAATATGACCGCTTCGGCGGTCTTTTTTATGAGAAAACCATGGCCTCATCATTGGATGTAAATCACGCAATTCACAGCAATACTGGTGCACCCCAGTTAACGAATAGCTGGGGTAGCCTAACTGCTTTACTTGATGCAGTTCTCGTGAATGGCTACAGCGAGCAAATCGCAAGCAAAGTAACCTCAAATGCGAGTGGGGTTGTTACCATTAGTTTTGCGGGTGCGCATAAATATTTAAGAGGGCAGATATTAAAACTAGATGGTAACTCGCATGAGCTAAAGGGTAAGTTCCGAATTCAGTCGGTAACAGATGAGGCGGTAGTATTAAAAGAGAAAATTTCAGCAAATAAAACTGAAAATAATGTACCTGTTTCTGTTGCACCCTTTGGATACGAAATTGCTTATTCAAAAAAACATAAAAGGGCTTACAAATCCTTAAATCCAAACAATGTAATGTTTTACATCGTGGATGATGCACTCTGGGATGGGTATACAGATGACTATGCGAAAATCGCATCATGCGGTTTAGCTACAAATTTAACAGACATAGACAGCATAAGTGGGTATCAATGCCCTTTCGACAGCACTGATCCGCATAAAAATTGGAGCCTCTTGGGCAATAATGGTAGTGTGATTAAGGGTTGGGCTAAATGGTGCTATCGCATATGGGGTATTCAGGATGGCCAGACATACCTAACTGGCTCTTCGGGAGGTGCGGGATCAAAGTGGCAAATAGTTGGGAATGATGAATTCTTTTATCTGGCATTGGGGGTTGGGGATTCAGCAACTGATAGTTATGGCAATCAACTGCTTTACGGAGCGGGAAAATATGATGCTTTGGACGAAGATAACAGTTTAAATTATTTCTTGAGTGCAACTATTAATCGCAATAAAGCGAGCGATTATCAATCAATTAGAAGCTCATTGGGCACACCAGATAGGCTGATGCCATCATATTTGTTTGCAAACGAAGATGGGACGAAAGTTGAAAATAATCAGGCACTATCAGTGCTCCCGAATGCACCCGACACAAGCTACCCAGCATCATCACGTGATTACAACTCTAGCTTGACCTACAACACTTCCGAGAGCGCTGATTTAGTAAAAGTTCTAATCAACTCCTTGAGTGATAAAAAATGTGTGGGCTCATATAAGGGGTTATATGCCCCATTGGGCGCACAAGAGCGATCAGCGTTAAATCACGGAAAAACTGTTGTTATTGATAACAAGCTATTTGTTATTGTGACTTATTACAGTGGAAGCGGTTCTGGGCCCTCGAGCCATCAATCTTTAATCTATGTACTTTTGGATGAGGATCATGATTAGTAATTCAGAAATAGTTTACCAAAAGAGACAAAAAGGTTTGTGTATCAAAGGGTTAACGCAAGAGAGGTTTATTGTTAGGGCGGGGGTTGTTGTGACGCTGATTAATAAAAACAATCCTCATGAAACCACGATTAAAGCATCCAATGCTGCAGGTGAGTACACTTTTCCCAGACTAAAACCATCTGTTTATTTGTTGCTTGCAACTGATAGTAAGAGGGTGTTTAACTCGGTCAGTCAAGATAATGTGGTGCCAAAATGAGCCAATTATCTACAGATGCTTTAATTGTTATGCGACAAGCTCTGGCCAATTTTATTGAAAATGGCAGTGAGAGCGTCTCTGTTGTGTTTTTCAAGGGCGACCCCCCAACTTCAATATCCAGCCCAACTAGCGAATTAAATCAACTCATAAAAATACATCTACCAAAACCTAGTATCAAGCAAATTGGTGTCAATTTTATTGAGTTTTACGAGCCAGCAGAAGAGTTGGTTTTGCTTGGAGGGGTTGCGACTTGGGCGCAACTAAGAAATGCTGCTAACAAAAATGTTATGACTCTAATTGTTGGTGAAGACATCTTAATGTCTAGTGATGAGTTGGTTCAGGGTGGTGTATTGAGACTGCCTTCATTTAAAATTTTTATCTAGAGGTGAATAATGGGCTTAAAAAAAACATGGCCGACTGTGGTTTTGCCAAATGATGTTTCATTAAGTACAAACTATAAGCCTAATCTTGTTGCGCAGATGCAACAGTTGCATGATGCTTTAATCGCTGTAGGCCTAATCCAAACAACTGATACAGGGCAAATTACCGATTTTAGTACCATTGTCGTAGCTAGTGGTGATTGGTATCATAACAAACTACACGGTTATCGTGTGTATCGTATGAATGATAGCTTAGCTTCTACTAGTCCGATATTTATAAAAGTGTTGTATAGAACTCGTTTTATGTACCAAACGCATTCTCCTCATTTTTTTACTTGCGGTTTAATTGTTGGTTCAGGTTCGGATGGTGCTGGCAATATTATTAGCGCAAGTGATGAAATAGCAACGATTGGCGTTGGGTTTACCGCGAATCCGTCGTCGGGATCGGTTAGCGATGGTAGTTATATTTATAAAGCAGGGGCGTTTAATAGTTACGCTTATGCAGATGATGGTGTTGTGTGGATTGTCATGGCTGCAGGTGCGGTTAAGCAAGCTAGTCTAGCTAATACCGCAAAAAGACCTGTTGTTTCTGAAGGATACCCTCTTTTTTCTTTCTGTATTAGCCGTTTCGCAGATGAAACTGGCGCTGCACTACCTGGTGTTGTGCATGTATTTACAAGTCCAGATCCATCAATGATTAATGGTACTGGTGATGCGGACGCAGGATATACATATAACCCCGTTATACCCCAGTGTTACACGCACGATCTCACAACCGGCACAACAAAACAAACATCAACGCCATCGGCTAGACCTTGTTCAGATGCGGTATCAACTATAAACGGTGGTATCGCTGTGGGTAAAATATTTGGCTTGGTGGGAACTCAGATGCGGACAGCAATAGGGATTGCTGCGGTATCAGCAATGTCGGTAAATACTGGTGATACTATGAGTATTAGTCTTGAAGGTATTGGAAATGAAAAGTTATTTTTTATTCCGTGGCGAAACGCGCCTGCATTTGAATATGCGAATAGAGATTTTCCTTTGGCTAACTCTACGCGCATAGATACGATGATGCTGCAGTGGGATGGTGACTTTATATGACAGAATTGGTTGGTACTGTTTTGGATATTAACCCCATGATTGGAAAACAAAGTGGTGGGGTATTTTGTGTGGACGGTTTGCGTAAGCCCTCAAAGGGCCATGGCTTTCTGTCTTCAAAATTTCCTGATGCTCTAGTAACACTAGATGGAGAGCCAGTGCAGGCAGAAATTCGAATACTCTATCGCCCAGTTTCTGGAGCGAATGGTGATGGTGTGATTGTAGCGTTAACACGATCTTCTCCAAGTGGGCAGTGGCGGGTTGATGGCTTAAATCCAAACCTTACGTATGATGTGGTGGCACGTCTTGATGGAAATAACGACACAATCATTGCTAAAGTTAAACCAAAATTGGACTAAGCATAATGGTAATGCACGCGCCTGATGGTGAAAAATTAATTATTGCAATTGATCAAACTACAACACCATCGGGAGATCAGGTAGGTTTAATTTTTAGACCTTTAGTGCGTTATGTTCGACCTCAGGGAGATCAAATAGCATTAGTATTCAAATCTGGATATATAATTCCTGATGGCGATCAAGTTGCACTAAAATTTTCAGATATTGATTCTGGTGGTTCTGAAGATATCGACCCCGTAACTGCCAGTATACTAACGACCGTTGATATCACTTTAACTGCAAAAGCCTTTGTTGAATTTGATATTAATCACATCGCAGGCATTTCTTTTAACTTAAGTATGCTTTTTAAGAAACCAATTCAGTATTTAGCAGTTACTGAAATACCATGGTTCAGATCAGTCTTAAGAGTCTCGAATGAGGCTCTTTTTTTTGATCAAGGTTTAGTGATCAGTCATGGCAATGACATTGGCTTTCAGCGTGGGCAGACTTTATCTGAATCGGTCTATAGCGTCTTTGACCAGAGCGTGAAGCTCAGTCGCAACCATAGTGTACGCTGGCAAGAAAATCTGAATATTCGTGTTGCGCGTGATGTGTATTTTGATGAATCTATCAAGCTTCGATTGAACCGAGAATTGACTCATCAGCAGATGATTCGCAAGCGACGTAATATCTCTTTTTCACATGAGGTCGCGCATGTCTTTGAAAAGCGTTTCAGCTTTGATTGGGATAAAGGCTTAGAGTTAGTCACGCAGGACGAAATTCCTTGGGATAAAGCCAAATCCATTCATTATCGTAAGCATCCGATTGAACCATGGCCAGAACCTGAGATTCCTCAATATGAGGGTACAGGCGATCTTAATTTCGTATGCCTATGTCATGAAGTGGATTCGCATGATGTTGTTCTCAACTTTGGTGCTGATGATTGCATACCCGGCATACCGAATCGTAATTGGTGGTACATATTGAATAGTTTATCTGTGACGCGCCTAGACAATGGCGAGGAAATAAATGTACTGGATGGAAACTACAGTACAGATCGCAGTTGTTGGTGTTGGTCATATAGTTTGACTGTACCTGCATCCGAGATTGGCAAACTTGAACCGATCAATGGCCAACCTGTGATATTAAAAATTATTGTAAATGGTACCGAGCATCAAATGTTGCTTGAGAACCGCAGACGTTCTCGTAAGTTTGCCCAAGACACCTATACCTTGATTGGTCGCAGTCAAACAGCACTGCTTGCGGCACCGACAGCGCCTTTACGCTCATTCTTACAAGAGAATGAGCGAACCTCCGTCCAGTTGTGCCAAGCAGAGTTAGATCGCGTGTTCAGCAATACGGTACTGAATTGGCAGTTGATCGATGCACTGGGCTGGATCGTTGAGCGTGAGTGCTTAAGTTATTCCAACTTAGCACCAATCGATGCCATCAAGATGGTGGTTGAAAGTGGCGGTGGGTTTATTTATAGCGAAAAGGGCAGCAATACCCTCACCATTAAACCGCTTTATAAAAAGACCTTTTGGGATGTGTTGTCGATTGCTGAATATGATCGCTTGTTGCCTGTGTCTGCGGTAGTGAGTCAGTCGACCGATTATCAAATCTATCCTGATTACAACGGCATCACGCTGACCAATGATCGTAAAGCATTGGTGGCTCAAGTGAAACGCACTGGAACCAGTGCAGACACATTACTACAGCCTGAAAACAATCCACTGTTTAACCATGTCAGCATGGGGGCTTATGGCAAAGCCAAACTTGCCAAAGCAGGAATGGTCGAAACTCATACCTACAGCATGCCGATTTCGCCTGAGGTGGGTGAGTGTGTGCCAGGAGAAGTGCTTGCCTTTAATACAGAGTGGTGGGGCATTGTAGATAGTGTCAGCGTCTCATTCAGTCATGCGTTGGTCAATCAAACCGTTAAAGTGGAGCGTGTCAATCGTGAGTAATGCATTACAGCGCTTAATTGATTTACTTCCTACGGCTGCAGAGTTTGTAGGAACTATTACCAGCGTGGACCATCCCAATTACAAAGTGTTGGTGGTGGGTGGTTCAGGCTTAAATCTGGTCACCAGCTCAACACGTTATAACTTAGGAGCATCCGTATTTGTATCTGATGGTGAGATCAAACGACTCGCACCATTGGGAGAAGTGATTCAAATCGAAGTTTAAGTTTTTAAAAAGTGTATGGCACCCAAAAGGGTGTTTTTTTATTGCCAAAAATTAGGGGGCGAAATGTCTGAAACAACAGGGCAAGCAATTGCTGAAGCGAGTGCTGCAGTTACATCAATTTCAACCAAAACAGCAGTAGGGGGATCAATTGCTGGCTTGTCGGGGAAGTTATTGGGTTTAGATCCAATCACAGCGATTGGCTTGCTTGTGGCGATTGCAGGCCTATTAGTGAGCTTTATGAGCTTCTTGATTAACTGGTACTACAAGCGGCAAGAAAACAAACGTGCCGAACAACTACATCAGATTGCGCTGAGTAAAGCTAAGGGTGAATGCAATGTCGAATAAAACGAAATACTGGGCAATGGGATTAGCAGCTTCGGCTGCTTTTTTTTGGAATTTAGAAAGTAAAGAGGGAAATGTGTCGGTTCCTTACAAAGACACTGGTGGTGTTGTGACTCAAGGTATCGGGTCAACAACCAAGCCTGATGGCACCAAGATTCAAATGTCTGATCCACCAATTTCACGTCAAACCGCATTGGAATGGGCAAAAGCACATGTGGCCAAAGATGAAATTCCTTTTCGTAAGTCTCTCCAGGGCGTGAAGTTATCTCAAGTCGAATATGATGTATATCTCGACTTTACCTATAACTTTGGTCAAGCCAATTGGAATCAATCCTCCATGCTGCGGAATCTAAAAGCAGGGAAGTACAAGCAGGCTTGTGATTCATTACTCAAGTGGAAGTACGTGGCCAAACGTGATTGCTCTGTACGATCCAATAATTGCTATGGGGTTTGGACACGACAGGTTGAGCGCCACTCGAAATGCATGGGGGCACAGTAGATGAGTGAATTTAAAAAAGTGAGCAATGTGCTTCTTGAGTCTAACGGTATTTATTTTATTGAATGCCCAGGATGTAAAACCTTGCATCCATTCCATATTGATCCAAAACACAAAGTTCGTTGGGATTTCAATGGTGATTTAGATAAACCAACATTTAGCCCAAGCTTAATGGTGAATCAAGGGCATCCTAGCCAATGTCATTCATTTGTCACGGATGGAAAAATTCAGTTCTTATCTGACTGCCATCATGGATTAGCTGGGCAAACAGTTGACCTGCCAGACGTGGAGGAATTCTGATGCCTTTACTTTTATGGATTTGGAATAACAAGCGCTGGACTTTAATCATTTTGCTTTTGATTTATGCAATGTTTCAAACATGGCAATCCAACTCACTTGCAGGTGATTTGAACAAGGCAAAAACTGATTGCAAATCCAAGGTACAGCAGGAAGTCGATAAGGCGGTTAAGCCTTATCAAGATGCAATCACAAATGCCAAAGAACAGAAAGCCATCACTGAAAAGGCTTGGTCAGATAAATATATTGAGGTAGAACAAAATGCGATTAAAAAAATACAAGATGCGAATGCTGCCGCTCGTAGTGCTGACTTGGCTGCTAGTGGGTTGTCAAAGCAACTCAGTGAAGCAATCAAACGTTTGTCCACTGTTCCCCGTCAAACCATCATTGAGTACACCATTACCAACGGTGAGTTACTCGAAGCTTGCACAGCAGAATATCGAAACATGGCAGAAAAAGCAGATGGCCACGCAATTGATGTCGAACGATTGAGTGAGTCTTGGCCGAATAATGAACCCCTTAAATAAGGGGTTCTTCAATATATTATTTTACTGTCATTAAATTAATTATTGAAAACTATCATGAATTAAAAATAAGCTATTTCGCTTCATTTATAATTTTTCTAATACTTTAGAGTTAATTTGATTTAAAGCATTGTAAACAAAAAAAATAAAACTATAATTTATGTTTTTATTAAAATGGTTTCTAATAATTAATATGAAAAATAATGCAATGTTCGAGGCTCTGCTTCCGGTTAAAAGAGAAATACGTAAACAAAAAACTGTTCACATAGCTCTTCCAAAGCGTTTCGGTTTTAGAAACCATGGCATTTTTGACTTTGATACAATTTTAGGTATCTTTGATTGGGATATTGAAAATGTTCCTGTAAAAATCGACATAAGTACATGTACATCATCTGATTACCAAGCCTTGTCCCTACTGGTAATTTACTCTTGGTATCTTAAGCACAGAGGGTGTACTGTTGCACATAACATTGACCATGAAACAGATATGCATGCCAGTTCTATGTGGAAAAGATTGGGTGCCCTTGGTACATTCCCTGTATTATTAGAGCCAAATCAACAATTTAAGGGGGATAATTATAAGCCTTTATTTGCATTACGACGTGGAAATAATGAAAAGGATTTTAAAGATATTATTTCAGCAATTGAAAGTTATACAAGTGGTTTCGATATATCTTATACAGATACCTTGCGATACGTATTAAGTGAATTAATGTACAACACGATCGAGCATGGACCATTTTTTTCAAATAACTTAGATATCATATTGCCCTCATTGGTTCAAATGAGTTGGTATCAAGACAAAGATGTTATCAATTTCATTGTCACTGATTTAGGTGTGGGAATAAAAGAGCATCTTGAACAAACTTACCCAGGACTAGATAATGACGAGGAAGCCATAAGGCTTGCAATCCAACCAGAAAAGTCTGGTACATTTGCCAAAACTGATCCATACCAAGCTAAAAATAATGCAGGAATGGGATTATATCTATCTTCAAATATCATCAGAAAATTAAAAGGCGAAATGTATATAATTTCTGGAAATGGATTGGTGCATATATCTCCAAGAGATATTACTTCTACAACTCTTAAAAACTCGTGGAAAGGCACAATTGCATTCCTGTCGATTCAAATAGGCGGAGATGAAAAAACCGACTTGGATGAAATTCTGCAAGAATTGAGGGAAAATGCAGAGTCGGAAAGAAGTCGTCGACAAAACGAAAAACAAGAAGGTCAGTTTGTATTGAATATGCTAAATTACTTTGGTGATTTTGCAGAAATTAAGTTAGAAGCAATAAATATTAGAGATAAATATTTGCTTCCTGAGATTGAACGTGGTAAAAAAATAGTCATTGACTGTAAGGGAATAAAAAGTGCACCACATAGCTTTTTGAATGCTTTACTGGCAACTCCAATTAAAAGATTGGGTATGAGTGCTTATAAGCGAATAAAAGTTATTAATGCCGAACCCAACATCAGAGAAACAATAGATTTTATATTTGAAGATAATACTAACTAACTTTAAGGAATAAATTCGATGATTAAGTACTTTTGACTAACTAAGTTAGAACCCCAGATCACGATGTTATGAATACTTATATTCTTAACTAGATACGTGTAAGTCCCACTATTTGTGGGACTTTTTATGTCTTATTTATTTACTAATTAAAAGCATACCTTCCCAACTAAAATAATCCCTAGTCAAACTCCCTCGACTCATCGACCAGCCACGATTCGGTAATTTACATGGGCCGATCGCAAGCTTCTTATCCCCAAACCGCTCCTTAACGCCTTCCATGGCAAGCTGCAGCTTTTCATTTCGTTCTATAGACTCAACATCACTGAGCAGGTCAGGAATATAAGCCGCTTTATTCTCGATGCACGTTAAAATCACACCGCACTTTTTAAACTCAACGCCTTCTTGAAACAGTTCATTCATTTGTTTCATCACAGCTTTATTCATGACTGCAGCAGAGTCAGTCGGTTCAGCAAAGCCAATGCTGATCGATTTTTTATAAAAGGGTTTATTCTTATCAAATGGATTGGACTCAGCAAAAGCAATCACACAGCCACATAAGCTTTTGTCCTCACGTAGGCGTTTAACTGCTGACTGCAGGTAATCACTCATTGCCTCAGACAAAGATTCTTTATCCATTACACGTTGGCCAAACGACCTCGATGAGATGATTTGCTTTTTAGCGGGTGGGGCATATTCAATCTCAATGCAGGAAATACCTTGCAACTCGGCTACGGTCTTGGCCATAACAATGGAAAAGAGGCTTTTCATATTGCGCGGCTCAGTTCGTGTGAGATCCTGAACGGTATGCACGCCCATGGCATGCAGTTTCTTGCTGTTCTGTCGACCGACTCCCCAAACCTCAGAGACATCGATCAAACTAAAAAAGTAATCCTTATGTTTTGGGTCCATGGTTACCAAATTGCAGACACCCGAAAAGCGTTTGGCTTTCTTGGCCATGTGGTTGGCAATCTTGGCTTCGGTCTTACTTCGACCAATTCCAACCGATACAGGCAAGCCGATCCATTTAGAGATACGCTCGCGCATGTCTTGAGCGTATTCAGTTAAATCGAATTTATGCTCATAAGTGGTTAGATCTAGAAAACATTCATCGATAGAGTAGATCTCATGCTCACCTGGTGCAACATAGTCGGCAAGGATGCTGTGAAAGCGCTTGGACATTTCAGCATAGACTTTGTAGTTGCTCGAAAGCACTTCTACATTGTGCTTCTCAACAATGTCTTTGATTTGGAATAGGGGCACACCCATTTTAATACCAAGATCTTTAGCTTCCTGTGAACGAGCAACTGCACAACCATCATTGTTTGAAAGCACAATGACTGGTCTATTATTCAACTTTGGATTGAACACGCGCTCACAACTGACATAACAATTGTTTACGTCAATTAAGGCATAGATCTTATTTTCGCTTCTCATCTGAAGCTCTTTAGAACGCGGGTGACAACACCCCAAATAATGAACTCTTGTCCTTCACTGAAATGAATGTCGTCGTAATCAGGGTTTTCAGCTTTTAACCAACACACGCCATTATCCTCACACATGAGACGCTTTACGGTGAACTCATTGTCGACCAGTGCAATAACGATGTCCCAATGCTTTGCTTCAAGACTACGATCGACAATTAACTCATCTCCAATATCGATACCAATATTGATGAGTGACAGTGAATTAACACGCACGATGAACGTAGCGGCGGGATTCTTTATGAGGTGCTCATTAAGATCTAAGGTCTTATCGACGTGATCTTGGGCAGGGGAAGGGAAACCCGCTTGCACGCGCTCAGTGGCCAATGGAATAGCCATATGTGTGACTGGATCAACTTGGCGTATATGATCGATTTCAGGATCAGCTTTAGCCTTCTTGAGAAAGGCTTTGATTTCTAAAACAGAAGAGTTTGGCACACGGATGAGCGTGGTCAATTCTGAGCGTTTTCGCCCTGCACCGGGTCTCACGCCACCATGGTTATTGATATCATTCAT